AGTAATGATAAATCCACTCAGACGGAAACAGCATTTGACAAGAAGTAAAAATTCGGTAAATTAATATGAAAGGGGTGGTACATTTTCAAGTGACCACAAGTGGTGCATTTTGACTGACCGATGACACAAAATCCTGTTTACAGACTTATGAGGTTCAAGAATTTAAAAAGGAATGTCCCGCAGAGCTCAAGGTTATCCTCCGTAAGCAAAAGGAGAAAAGAACAGTCTCTAAGACTCACCTTTATAGGGTTCTCAGTATGTCAAAAGGGAAACTTATGGGGACTACTGAGAAAACCCTGACTGCAAAGGAATCTCTAGATTTAGGGGCGAAGCTACTTGATATCCTTGTAGTCTCTACAGGGGCTTTTGAGCATAAAGTGATTACTAACGGGGAAAAGAAGAATCGTACTCTTAGAGCCACTCCCGAGACCAACAAAATACTTAATGAGTCCCCTGAATTATTTGCCTTCCTAAATCCTATGTACCCTATTATGATCTGCCCCCCAAAGCCTTGGACAGGCCTAAAAGAGGGTGGATACTGGCTAGGAGGCAAGCTTCAGGCTCCCTTCACAAAGCAGCTTACTCATGTACTTAGAGGTTGTGCAGAGGATTACACCGCTGAAAAGATACCTCGTGTTTATGAGGCTGTTAATACTATTCAAGAGACACCTTGGAAGATCAATAAGAAAGTTCTGAACGTAATTAATTCTATCTGGCATGAGTTTGGGGGTGGCATTGCAGGTATCCCTCTAAAGTTTGCTGAAGAGATACCCCCAAAGCCTTGGGGTAAACTTACAGATAAGGAATTCAAGGCTTATAAACTTGAGCATCCCGCACAGGTTAAACAGTGGGCTAAAAAGGCTAACGAGGTCTATAATAACAATCACAAAAATACCCTTCAAAGAGCTGTTATCAGGCGTAAGCTTGATATAGCCGAGAAAGTCCAAGATGAGGGGAGCCTTTATTTCCCTCATTATGTTGACTTCAGAGGTCGAGTTTACCCACTCCCCGCCTTTGTAAATCCTCAAGGTGATGACTCAGGTAAGGCACTTATTCATTTCAAGGAAGGCAAGCCCTTAGGCTCTCAAGAGGGAGTTAATTGGCTGGCTATTCACGGGGCGGGCTTAGCTGGTAAGGATAAAGTTAGCTTCAAAGAACGTATAAAATGGGTAAAGGATAATGAACACCATATTATGCAGTCTGCTAAACATCCCCTTGATTATCTCTGGTGGACTAAGCAGGATGACAAGTCTTTTCAGCTCCTTGCATTTTGCTTTGAATGGACTGAATATCTTGAAAAAGGTATGGTTGTTGGTGATTTTAAGAGTCATCTGCCCATAGCCCTTGATGGAACTTGTAACGGCCTCCAACACCTCTCAGCTATGCTTCTGGACAATACAGGAGGCGGGGCTGTCAACCTTACCAAAGCGGAGGTTCCTTCAGACATCTACACAGTAGTCTTAGAGAAAACAAAGGAGCTTATTCGTGCAGATTTAGCTACTACTACAGATGAAAGAAGACAGCTTATGGGAGAAGCGTGGTTAGTAGAAGGGAACCTTATAAGGGAAACTGTGAAGCGGCCAGTAATGACAACACCTTATGGGGTCAAAGCTTATGGCGTTCGGGATCAATTGAGAAAGTTTAGTAAAGAGTGCTTTGGAGGAGGAGAGGACGGAACCCCCCTTTATGCTATAAAGCACTTTGAGTTCACTAAATATCTCTCAGAGCATCTTATTCAAGCTATCCATGTGGTCATTATCTCAGCAAATATCGCAATGGATTATCTCATGGAGATAGCTAAGACGTTCTGTAATGAAACTGAAAATGTAGTAAGTTGGAAGGTGCCCTTAACAGACTTCAAAGTCCACCAAGGATATTACAAGCCCAACTCAAAGCGTGTGGATATCTACCAAGGCTCTCAGCGTATCCAATTAACAGTCAACCGTGATAATCTCAACCAAGTAAATAAGCAAAAACAAGTCTCTGGTATTAGCCCTAATTTTATTCATAGTCTCGATGCAGCAATGCTTATGCAGACTGTGCTAAAAACAAAAGGCACTAAGATAGGCTCATTGGCTCTCATTCATGACAGCTATGCTACTCACGCTTGTGATACGGCTCTGCTTAGCAGGTTACTTAGAGAGTCCTTTATAGACCTCTACACGTCCTCAGGAGGCAACGTATTAGACAACCTGAGAAGACAGTTACAGGATCAACTTACAGAGAAAGCTCTTAAGGCCTTAGAACCCTCTAAAGCTGTCCAATTACCTATGATACCCTCTAGAGGTCATCTCAATATTTATGAAACTATGGACTCGCCATATTTCTTCTCCTAAAATAGCAATAACCCTCCCCCTACTTTTTGAAAGGAACTATCAAATCATGATGATGACAACTCAACACAATCGCTACACGCTAAAGGACACTAAGAAGGATGGCATCAAAGTGCACGTAATTACATGCACTCCCAAGGCTTCAGCCCTTATAGCAGGAACTGGCTTATTTCATTGTGAGGTCTTTGGAAGGCCTTCGCAGCAACATGATAAAAAACAACGACAAACAAACCAACAATTTAAAACTAATAACAGAAATAAAAAGAAAAGGTAAATAGAACTATGCCCAAAAAAAACAACAAATCAAATGTAATGTACTTCACAACCCCAAAGGGTGAAGCAAAGTATATTTTTGTGAACGCACCCCAAACAACCTACAACCCCGATGGCACCTACTCAGTAGTCCTTTTGCTGGATGCTAAGAGTCCCGCCACGCAGTCTCTTTGTGCTGATCTGGATCAGATGCTCATTGAATCTAAGCAGGAAGCTTTGGCGAAAATTGAGCTAATTGATAAGGCTTGCACAGTCAACCGCAAGAAGCTTGCTCCTGAAGTTGCTAAAAAGACCTTGAGAGAAACTTTGATGGAAGTTGCACCTTACTCCCCTGAGTATGATGATGAGGGTCAAGAGACAGGTATGCTTATCTTCAAATTCAAAATGAATCGTTTGATAACTGTCAAGGGTGAACAGAAAGAGCAAGCTCCCGAAGCCTTTGACTGTCGTAATAACCTCGTTGATTTGAGTCAGGTAAATGTGGGAAAGGGGTCAATTGTGAAAGTTCGCTGTAAAGCGCGTCCATGGTTCATGCTTACGAATGCAGAATATGGTGTAAGTACTTTCCTGAATCAACTTCAGATACTTGAACTCAAAGAGTTTGCTGGTGAAGGTAATGGCTTTGAAGCTGAGGAAGGTGGCTATGAAGCATCTAGTAATTACCTTGACAAGGCTAATACTCCTTCAAATGAAAACCTTGGTGGCTATGAAGGAGGTGAGGATAATGATGACCCTATACCTTTCTAAAAAAAGAAAATTTGGAAAAGTTGAAGCCACCTCTATGGGAGGAGAAATAGAGGCAATGTTTGTAAGGTATTCAAAAGGTATCTCTGATGTTGATGAGAAACTTAAAGGGGTTAATCTTCCCGGTAAGGTCAAATCTCTTACAAAAGCTCTGGAGCTCTTTAAAGTTCTCATGGAGTCTACGCCGTATAAGAGTGATTTCTGTCACTGGAGAATTGATGGCTATGGCGTACTAAGTACGGAGCTCCTAATTGCTGGAGTTGTAGAGAGGCTCACAAGTACTCTTGATGACTTAGAAGAAATTGTAAAAGAGAGGCAAGCAAACTACTTTAATGTAGCGAGCTTAGGCTGGGAAATAACTTACCTTTTTGACCACTTTGCAAGGACTCTTTACTCCTCTCCAGTATCCTCTCCAGTGGCTGAGAAGCTACTTGACTTACTTGAGCTCTTGACAACTGAAATGTATACCAGTGTACCACGCCACTAAAAGCAATAGACGACAGGACTTAGCGGCCTTGGGTGTCCGTTCTGGGTTTGAAGCAAGAATCCAGAGGGAACTCTTGGCTGCGGGGGTCAAGTTCCTTTATGAGTCTGAGAAATTAGCCTATATAATACCTGCCTCTAGCCACGTCTATACCCCCGACTTTATAATCACTACTACGAAATCTAAAAAGACTCTTTTCATTGAAACTAAGGGATGGTTTAAGCCTGTTGATAGAAAGAAACATCTCCTTGTGAGAGACTCAAACCCTAACTTAGATATCCGCTTCGTTTTCCAAAATCCTAATGCAAGAATTTCAAAGAACTCTAAGACCACTTATGCAAAATGGTGTGACAAAAATGGTTTCATATATGCCAAAGGCTCTATACCTCCTGAGTGGATAAATGAATAACCCTAATGAATTTAGAAATACTAAGGCCTGAATTGATTGGCCTTTTCAAATATAAATATATACATACCTATAAATCTAACCAAAAGAAACCTATAAAATATGAAAAAAATATCACAGACTCAAAAGGCCACTCTGGACAGTCTAAGCAAGGGTGAGCCTAAGCCTATAAAATTAAGTACAAGTACGTATGAGGTTTATAGAACGCGAACATTGGAAGCCCTTTATAGTCGTGGGTTAATCGCCCTCAATTTTCCTGATAAGCACTCATGGAGAAAAGCTGAAATCATGATTACTTCAAAGGGCTTGGAAGCCTTAGCAGCCAATGGCTAATCACCCTTGCCCTGATTGTGGTTCTAGTGATGCACTGGAGCTCTATGAAGATGGTCACACTTATTGCTTCTCCTGTAAGGTTAACACTCCTGCCCCTAAGGCTCCCTTAAAGCCCTCTGGGGGCGGGGGCTCGGTAAGTAAAAAGAAGATGCCCCTTATTCCTTGGGAGGACTTGGAAGACCTTGAACTGCCTGAAAGAAAACTTAAACAGAAGCCGTTGGATAAGTATGCCTACAAATTAGGAAAATATAACGGGCATCCTGTGCATGTTGCTAATTATTATTGGCAAGGTCATGCAATTGCTCAGCATATTCGAGGAGCTAATAAGAAATTTTTCTGGGTAGGAAATCCTCAGAAGCTTGAACTCTTTGGACAGAGACTCTGTGGTCGAGCAAGCTCCCTAGTTATTACTGAAGGTGAAATTGATACTTTAAGTGTCTCTCAAGCCTTTGGATCAGCTCAGTTATTTGATGTTGTCAGTGTCCCTTCAGGAGCTCAATCAGCTGCGAAGTACATCACTCTTAATCTGGAATTTGTTGAACGCTATGAGTCTGTGATTCTCTGCTTTGATAATGATGAGCCCGGAAAAGATGCTATAAAGGATGTTACCAAAATTATATCTGCTGGCAAGATTAAAATAGTTTGCTTTCCAAGTGATGTTAAAGATGCTTCAGACTTACTCCAAGCAGGTAGGTCAAGTGAACTTAAACAACTCATATTCAGCGCAGCTCCTTATAGACCTGATGGGGTCATAGCTGCAAATTCCGTAGCCCTTAATGAAGTTCGCACACCCATATCCGCTGGAGTGCCTTATGATTTCCCTGAGCTTCAAGCAAGAACTTTTGGGGCAAGGCAACGCGAGATAACCCTCTGGACTGCTGGATCAGGAATAGGGAAGTCCACAGCTCTTAGAGAAATCTCTTATGACTATAGACGCACTAAAGGCCAGCGTGTCGGCATGGTTTTTCTAGAGGAGAATAAAGTCAAAACTGTGCAGGGCTTTATAGCCTTGGATAATAATATCCCCTTAGCAAATCTCCGATATAATCCAGACCTGATAAATCGTGAACAATATACAGATTCTTACAATCGCCTTATAAAGCCTGATGGACTTTTTCTTTATGACCATTTTGGATCACTTGATAGCGCAAATCTTATAAGCAAACTCAAATTTATGGTAGTAGCTTTAAAGGTTCAATGGATATTCCTAGATCATATTTCAATAGTGGTCTCAGGAAATAAGACCTCAGATGAACGTAAAGACATCGACATCCTTATGACTTCCCTTAGGACTCTTTGTGAGTCAACTGGCGTAGGAATACACGCTGTAGTTCATCTCAAAAGAGACTCTAAAAGTGACTTCAATACTGGCTCCTCAATATCTCTAAAGGACTTGAGAGGCTCCGCTTCTTTGGAACAATTATCAGACAATGTAATAGCCCTTGAGAGAGACCAACAAGCTGAAGGCATAGCACGTAATCAAACTAAAATAAGACTCCTTAAATGTCGAGAGACTGGCGACACAGGAGTATGCGACACCTTGGCATATAACCGCGATACAGGTAGGCTCCTTGCAGATGATAGTGGTGGCTCGGCCTGTGGCTTTAAAGATGAAAGTGGCGATAATGAAAAGGCCACTAAGGAGGTAGCGCCAGATGACTTTTAATGACGTAAAACGAAAGGTAATCTTTGACCTTGAATCTGATGGGCTTCTTGATACTATATCAAAAATTCATTGCATATGCTTGAAGATTATTCAGGATGGTCAAGTCTCAAGTCTAAGTTATTCAGATGACCCTAAAGGAGATGAAGCAGGAACTATAGAGGATTGCCTTAAAATCCTTGAAAGCGCTGACCTCCTGATAGGCCACAATATTATAGGCTATGATATTCCAGCCCTTAAAAAGATATATCCAAAGTTTAATCCAAAAGGACTTGCATACGATACATTGATAGCCTCTAAACTGGCCTTCAGAGAAGTAGAGAAGTCTGACTATGCAAGAGCGCGGAGCACTAGAATGCAGACTAACAAGTTTCCTTCTAAGTTTATTGGGAGATATTCTCTGGAGGCTTGGGGGCACCGCTTCCATGTCTACAAAGGTCAATATGGTAAGGATACTGATTGGCAGACCTATGATGCTGAGATGTTGGAATACTGCAAGCAAGATGTTGTAGTGACTGAGAAGCTCTTTAGAGTCTGTATGGATGCTGAGATGCCTGAAGAGGCTATCCTCCTTGAGATGGAGGTTGCTAAGATTGTAGCTCAACAAGAGCGTAATGGTTGGCTGTTTAATGCTGTAGCAGCTCAGAAGCTTTACTGTGAAATAAGTGAGAAGGCTGACAAGGGCTTAGAAAAACTTCAAGAAATATTTCCTCCCTTCGAGGAGACTACTTGGTTCACTCCAAGGCGTGATAACAAAACTAGAGGCTACAAAAAAGGTGTGCCTTTTGCTAAAAAGAAACTTATAGAGTTCAATCCTAATTCTGGCTTACATATTGTGAGAGCCCTCCAAGATCGCTATGGATGGGTGCCAGAAGACTTTACTAAGAAGTCCCTTGAACAGGTTAAAAAAGGAATTAAAGCAGAACCTACCCCCTCAACCGATGAGGAGGCTTTAGGTAAATTAGATTATCCCGAAATACCCGCCTTGTTAAATTACCAAATGCTTAAAAAGCGTATAGGCCAGATTGCTGAAGGCCAGAAAGCTTGGCTAAAGCTCTATGATAAAGATACTTCTAAGTTACATGGTAGAGTTGATACTGTAGGCACAAGGACACGCAGGATGACTCACAGCAATCCAAACATAGGGCAAGTCCCAAATAGCCTACATCCTTATGGCAAGGAATGTCGAGCGCTTTTCATGGCTCCAGAGGGCTACAAGTTACTTGGCATAGATGCAGCAGGATTAGAGCTACGATGTCTCGCTCACTTTATGTACCCTTATGACAAGGGCGCTTATGTTGATACAGTCCTGAATGGGGACAAAGATAGTGGTACAGATTCTCATAGTAGAAATGCCACAGCTTTAGGATTATCCCGTGATGATGCAAAAACATGGTTCTACGCTTTCGTTTATGGCGCTGGCGATGAGAAGCTCGGAAGGATTGGCAGTCCTTTAGGCCTATCTAAGAAGGCCGCTATAAACATTGGAAGGAAACGCAGAGCAGACTTTCTAGAATCCCTTCCTGCTCTGAAGACACTCACAGAAAAAGTAAAAGAGATCACTCAATTAAGAGGATATCTCAAGGTCTTGGATGGCCTTAAAGTTCCTTCACCTAGCCTACATGCAGCCCTTAATAGTCTCCTTCAAACCGCTGGAGCAATCATTATGAAAAGGGCTCTGGTGATAGCAAGTAAGAAACTCATAGAAGCTGGCTTAGACTTCTATTTTGTAGGTAATATTCACGATGAATTCCAGCTCTGCGTTCTAGAGAGAGACGTTGAGGAGGCAAAGGAATTACTGCTTACAAGTATACCTGAAGCAGGGCAGCATTATGACTTTAGATGCCCCTTGGAAGGCGAAGTTAAAATCGGACAAAATTGGTGTGAAACCCATTAAATAAATAAACGTTAAATAAATAAAAAGGAGCTTAAGAAGATGAACCAAAAAAGTAAAAAAGAAGTAAAAAAGTTGACTCTGAAGGAACTTGGAAGAACGAAGGACGGCGAGGTAGTCTTCCACATTTGTGAGCAGACTCACATAGCACAGGACTTTGGTGTTACTGCTGGTGGCCGGGATTTCAATGCCTCCAATGAAATAGGCCTAAGCTCATATAACAGCCCCGAGCATAATAAGGAGTCTATGGCGGGTACGTTTTTTGTGAGGGGTAATTTTCCTGTGGGAGATGATAACCTTGTAATTACCTCAGAAGAAACCTTCAAAGCAATCCAACAGGCTGTAAAGGAATACAATGAGTTCTACGCTCCTGAGTGGAAGCCTAAGGTGGGTGAAGTGTATCGCTTTATACGTTGGGCGGTGGGTGCCATACATACTCGCTCAAAGCATCTCGATTATGATATTGATGAGCAACTCCTTAAACAAGGCAACTACTTCAAAACGCAAGAGGCTGCTGAAGCTGCTCTTGCAAAAATCCAACCACAGCTTGAGAGCGTTTACGAGACTCTTAAGTCCTGTGAGAGAGGCTGAGTAAGGCATGATTAAAGTTACTTATTACAATGATGAGACAGAGCAGCAAATGAATGTAACATTAGAACCAAAGCCTAGCGGGGCGTTTGATTGTGTTATTCAATTTGACCCTAAGATTGACACAAGCGGTGATGCTGTATGGAAGAGCGCGGTGGATGGGCAGATAATTGAGAAGCTTTTCACGCTGTTTACTGAGGCTAAGTAAGGCATGGAACGCACTGAGCAATATACAAAGTTTCAAATACAGACGAATGGTGCAGAGTTTAAAGCATTAGGTTATCGGTGGGATGTCATGCAGAACGAGGGGATATGGGAGGGTATAAGATTCCTTGTAGATAATAGCAATACTTGGAATAGACGTGAGGATGAATTTAGTAAACGCTCCACAGTTAAGAAGCTTATTGAAAGGGACTTCGGAGCACGTGCTAAGATTGAAAAAGCTCCTTGGCTAGTGGCTCCTGAAGATAAAGAGAAGTCAGGTCTATTATTAAACCTTCGGGAGAATCTTTGGGAGTACTTCTTAGTGAGTGGGGTAGCCTTATTCTTTATAGCACTTTTCGTAGCTATCTGCGTGCATGGTTTATCTAAATGCCCATAATAATACCCCTTACAGCCGCTGTGATGGTCTGTCTGATTGCCTTCACTATTCTAGCAATAATAAATTGTAAACTAGGGGCGGATTTTGTGTGTTCGCAGATGTGGAAATATTATGATGAAGAGAAAAAGGAATGGATATAAAAGGAAAAGAATGAAAAATATAGTAACAATAATTATAGGGTGCTGTAGTATCCTTGTCGGGGTAAGTTTGGTCGGAGCATGTCTATGGCTTTATAGCTTCTGTTTTGAGTATTCCATGTACACAATTTTTGGTAAAGATTTACCTTGGTATGTGGACTTGGTGGGTGGACTAATAACTAATGGCGTCATAGTGACTGTGGCCTTCATTATGTGGGTCATAGAACTCTGTGGCGTTGCACTTCCTTTGGTAAACTAAGAGGGGTTAGATGAAACTCACAGAAGAAAATATAACAAACATTACATGGGCTACGTTCTGGCTCGGAGTAGTCCTGCCGGTGGCTCTAATTATTCAGTCATTGATACAAACACATGAGAGTATCACTAAGGAGGCCTTCAAACACGGCTATGAACGTGGGACTCTAAAGGGCTCAGAAGACACTTCTTGGGTAAAAGTTAAAAGACAATGAAAGAAGGACACCATAAAGAGCTTTGTGCGGGGTATTTAAGCACTGAGAACTCAGGTAAAATGATGAATCTAAGTTATCATAGTCAAGGAGCTCAGCTTGAACTAACTCAGTTTTTTAACTTAGAAGAACTCACACAGCTCATAAGTTTCCTTGAAGTAGCTAAGTCAAAAATTGAGCAGAAATTACAATGTCCTTAAGTAAATTTAATGACTACATAACCAACGAAGCCACAGCCCGCGAGTTGTCTGGTGAGATAAACTGGAGAGCTACTAAGATAGGTAAATTAGGGTCTAATATATTTACACTTAAGAGAGAAATAAAAGACCTTAAAGAGCTTCAATGTGAGAGAGAGGGTAAGGGGCACCTCTATAACTACAAAAGACGTTCCAATAATTATCACTGTGAAAAATGTGGGGCATCAAAAACACAGCTATATGAAGGAGACAAGGAGCTCATATATAATTGCAACACCCACGAGGATGAAATACTAACAAGTAATTATAAAGATATAAAAAAGGATAAACATAATGGGAAATAATTTTGATAAAGTAAAGGACTCAGGAGAGCGCAGAAGTTTCTCTACAGGTTCTGTAAGAGACACCTCAGAAAACAAACCTAGACCAGCACTTCAAAGCCCCTTCGTTCTGAAACGTATGGGAGACCACCTGAGAAATGGCGCAGCTAAGTATGGTGAATATAACTGGCTCAAAGGCCAACCTAACTCGGTCTATATTGACAGTGCTGAAAGGCACATCATAGCCTATAAAATGGGGATGCGCGATGAGGATCACTTGGCAGCGGCTCAATGGAACTTAGGAGGCATCATGCACAATGAGGAAGTCTGTGGCACTAGCATTAAGTTACTCGTGGATGACAAGGAAGTTGAGCTCTCAAAGGACTTGTTAGACTTCCCTGTGTTTAAGCAGCCTCCAGTAGAACCTTTGCTTGCAAGTTACGCCAAGGACTCCAGAGGTATTGAGAGTGCTGATGAGTTTAAGGTGTGGGCTGATGAGGTCTTTAAAGTTGGTAAGTGCATTCGCTGGAGTGGGTGGGAGAAATGGCCTGATCCTTCTAAAATACCTTCCGTAGTTGAAATAAGGAGCGCACCTCCAACCCATAAATGGTATGATTTTGAATTTGATTGTACTAACGCTAAGGGAGAAAAAGGAGTATTTGGTTGGCCTCATCTTGTAGAAGGTTATTGGTATGTAAGTGAGGTGCCTAAGAAATGACATATAATGATAGGCGTGAGTGCTTATTCTTCTGTGCAGTGGCTACTTTGGGTATTCCAGTAATTCTGTCGGTGGTACTCACTCTGGTTACTCAAGGAGGAAGTTAAAAATGATCTTTAGAGCAAGTTTGAAAATAATCCTCTCTACTATCCTGAATATCTTCTCACAGAGAAAAGGTGATAATAGTGGAAGACTTTACAAGTGCCTTTTTAGCGGGTGTAGAAAGTTAACTGCTGATCCTAGGGGTTACTGCTGCCGACAGCACGAAGGGCTCGATAGAAAACAGAGACAAAAGGATCAACTAAAAACCGCCTCAAAAGGGCTCCGAAGAAAGCTTCGAAAGGCTAATGCAAAACGCCGAAAGAAGAAACTGGAGCAAAGAAAATTGGAAATAAACTCATGAATCCTAATGACCATAACCAACCAGCCAACAATAGAAAACCTCAATTGGTCTCTATACAGAAGCGCCTCACAAGTCTACAGCTTGAGAACCTTACAGGGCTGGACATCAAAACATTGACTCTGGAGTTAATTATAATTCTCCTTAGCAGTCTCCGTTTTGTGGAATTCTCAAACCGTTCTCAGATATGTAGAGAAGCTCTCAAGAACCTTAAAGCCCTTCACCATGAGCTGAGGAAAGATCAGCTAAAAGAACAGACAGAAGGCGTTAAAAGTAATCTTTGGAGTAGCCTTGGAAGACGCTTGCTTCCTCCTTTTATTCAGGAGGCACTAGTAAAGTTACTCCAAGAAGAACCCTTTAAAAGCTAGTGAAAGCACTTATAGACGCTGACATTATTGTTATGCGTTTTGCTCTGGCTAATCAACACACCGTAATAGAATATGATGATGAAACTGGAGAGAAAATTGAAAGACTTGAAGCTAATTTCAAAAAGGCTTGCAAAGATGCAGACAGGTTCATAAAGAAAGTTTTAAGAACCACATGGTCAGATGACTACATACTCTGCTTCAGCGACTCAAAAGAGAATAACTTCAGGTACAAAGTCCTACCTTCTTATAAGCATAACCGAAAGAACTTAAAGAAGCCAATTATTCGTGAGAAACTAGCTGAATACCTTAAAGCAAAACACACCTACGTCCTTAAAAGAAATCTTGAGGCAGATGATGCTCTTGGCTTACTTCAAAGTAACGCTAAAGAAAATGAGAGTACAATCATTTGTACAGTGGATAAAGACCTTGATCAAATTGAGGGTCTTCATTATAACTGGAACTCAGGAGAAACTTACGAGGTCTCGGAGATTGAAAGTAAATATATGTTTTACCTTCAAATCTTAATTGGCGATTCTACTGATGGCTACAAAGGCTGCAAAGGAATTGGAAAGGTGCTTGCAAGGAAACACCTGCCACATGGCAAAGAAATTCTCGATGAATATGAGGTCTGGTCACGAATCGTAGCTTTATATGAATTAAAAGGACAGTCAGAGGAAGACGCAATTACTCAAGCGCGTGTAGCGAGAATGCTGCGAGGCGATGAGTACAATAATGAAACCGGAGAGGTTAACCTATGGGAGCCTCTTACTAACAACATACCAAGAGGGGATAACGATGAAACATGGGTAAAAGAAAACTGAGTCGCGGCGAAGAGGGAATACTTTTTCACCTAAGTGAATCCAACCTAAGGAAGGGATGTGATATGAAGGCCTATAAAGATAATTATGGGTCAATCTTCAATAAGGGCTGTATCATAAATGGTAAGGCTCTGACCCAAAATGAAGAGTCACAACTCTTAGAGGAATTAGGGGTATAGCATGGGTTCCTCGCAAGAACACGAAGAGCCTTCAATTCCTATTCGCTCAGAAGACCTAATAAGAAAACTGGAAGAGATGTACCCCCGAAAACCTTTTGACCCACTTCAGAGCCATATACAAACAGCATTCTCAGAAGGACAGAGAGAAGTTGTTGAGAAACTTTTAGAGCTCTTAGATGAAGATCAGAAGCTTGGCGGGGGCATTCCTTTGACCGTTTTGTCGCCCCTTGAAAGGAGTAATTAACATATGTGTGGAAATAGTTCACCATCATATAAACCAAAAGCCGCAACTAAGCAAGTTATAAAAGATGAAGTGCCCCCAGAAGCGCCTCCAGAGGTAGTCGATGTATCTCTAGGTGAAGAGGAGAAGGCATCTAAGAAGCAGAAAAAGAGGAAAGCTATAGGCACAAGAGCCCTTGCAATCCCGCTTGGTAAAGCTTCTCAAGGTGGCTTAGGTGGAATGGGTATTTAATAGTTGAGATGTCTCAAGAAAATACACAAGAAGAATGCGTTAAGATTGATCTTGCTCAGCGATGGGAAGAATTAACACTTAAACGTAATGATACGTTAAAAATGGCGCGTGAGTGCGCTGCTTTAACTATTCCTGCTTTGTTGCCTCCCGAGGGTAAAAAAGGCGGAGTAGAACTTAGACAGCCTTGCCACTCAATAGGCGCAAGAGCCATAAATAACATAGCAGCAAAACTCTTGCTGGCGCTCTTTCCTCCTAACTTACCTTCCTTCAAATTAAGTGTTGAAGAATCCAAGTTACAGGACATTCAGACACTCACTGAAGAGGTCTCAAAAATGGAGCAAGGAGATGCCCCGCCTCAGAAGAAAAATGAAGGGATCAGGCTGGCAATTGATAATAAGCTAAAGAGCTTCCAGAAAATCATGGCTCAGAATATTGAGTTCATGGCGGCGCGTCCTAAGCTATTCTTAGCTTTCAAGTACCTCGTGGCCTGTGGAAACACTTTGCTTTATATGCCTGATAAGAAAACTGTCAAGGTCTATAAATTAGACTCATACTGCATAACAAGAGATCATGTAGGCAACGTGCTGGAAATTATTGTGCGAGAAATTAAAGCCTTTGGCACACTTACCCCAGAACTCCAAACTGCTGTACAGGACTCTGACAAACAAGGCAACAGTGCAAATAAGCAATATGAGTTAGCTGATGAAGTCACTTTGTACACACAAGTTCTACGTAAGAATGATGATACTTGGGAGGCAAGACAGGAGATTGAAGGTGTCGAAATAGAGAAGGCTAAAGGAACCTACACAGAGAAGGGCACCCCAAATCCTTGGTTAGTTCTTCGCTGGAGTGCAATCAGTGATGAGGATTATGGTAGAGGACTTGTAGAGGAATACTTAGGAGACCTTCGAAGCGTCAATGGGACTCAAAAGGCCTTTAATGATTACCTAGCAGTTGCAGCTAAAATTATAGGTCTAGTTAATCCTTCAGCATCGGCAGGTCTTGCAGGTAAACTCTCTCAAGCTAAGTCAGGAGACTTTGTAAAGGGTAAAAAGGATGACATTAGTTTTCTTGAGCTGAATAAGTACTTTGACTTCAAAACCGCTATGGCTATGATGGAAAAAAAAGAACGGAATCTCGAACAGGGCTTCCTCTTAAATTCATCAGTCCAGCGGGATGGCGAAAGAGTCACAGCCGAAGAAATTAGGACAGTGGCTTCAGACCTTGAAGATCACCTTGGAGGTGTCTATTCAGTCTTAGCTCAAGAGCTTCAAATGCCATTTATCCAACTCATAATGCACTATAGCAAGAAAGACCTACCTATAGACCTAAATGGAATTAATCCTACAGTTACTACAGGATTAGACGCATTAGGTCGTGGACAGGACTTGCGCAAGTTAGCAGACTTTATGAAGACCCTTGGCCTCCTACCTCCAGAGATGGCTTGGCAGCTAATTAATCCTCTGGAGCTAATTCAAAGGCTTGCTAGTGCTTTGGGAGTTGATCCTGATAATCTGATAAAGACTATTGAAGAAATACAGCAAGAACGAGAGGCGGCAGCTCAAGCCCAGCAACAGGCAACTCAACAGGATGCTGTAATGAAGGGTATGAGTGGAGCAATCCCTCATGTTGTAAAATCTATTGGAGAGAACCCCGAAGCCCTCGGACAGATACAGGAAGCAATACAGCCGTAAACTTCACCATTTTTAAATTTAACCCCAAAAAACAAATAACAGAAACATAAAAGAAAAGGTAAATAGAAATATGCCAAACGATACTACTAAAGAAAAAATAACCGTAGCCAAAACCGATGCCAGGATCAAAGAACTTGAGCAGGAACTTGCCATTGAAAAAAGAGTCAACGAACGCCTCGCAGCGGCTGGAGTCTCAAGCGTTCCTACAGCAGGAACTACTGCGTCTACCTTGAAGGTACGCACTGCTGGTAAAGATGCTAAGGTCTCTGAAGTAATTACAAAAGATAGCAAGTAATCCACTAATGCCCGGAGAAAATAATGCTATACCAGTTATCCCAGAAGGTGCTGGAACTCTGTTGGTGGGAGCCGCTCCTGTGGATGCTGTTACTCTTGCTAATCCTGTGGCTGCTCAGCTTCCTTTGGGGGCTGACGCTAACCAAGATACTGTCAATAAAGATGCAAACACTCAGGTAGCCCCTTTAAATCAGGAGGCCTTAGCTCCTTACCATAGCGAGTTTGCAGAAACTGGCGCACTCACGGAGGAGTCCATTACAAAGTTGGCTAAAGAGTCAGGCTTTAGTGAGGAAACTATAAAGCAGCATGTAAAGATGTCTCAGGTGACTGTGCAGAATCAACGTGTAGAGTTCCTCAAAGGCGTTGGCGGTGAAGAGGGATATGGTAAGATGCAAGCATGGGCTGCCGAGAATATCCCTGCTGAGCAAAAGCCCTCCCTTAATGCAATGCTTAACTCTAATGATTTGTCTCAGATGGCGATTGCTAGAGACCACATTCATAATGCTTACAAGGCTGCTGTAGGTTCTAATGTACCTCAGGCTCCAAACCTTCTAAGCCCTGATCGTGGGGCTCCAAGTGCACCTTTGAAATATAAATCATTGAAGGAGCAAAGCGCAGCTATCAATGACCCACGCTATAAGCTTTCCCCTGAATATAGAGCGGAAGTTGCGACGCGCATGATGTAAGAGGCTTTTACGCTTTTACAAGGGACTGTCAAGTTCCCTTTTTAATTACTTGGCATTATCTAGGTTTAAGGTGTTTGACTCCTAGTCTAGAAAAATCAAACCCAATTTACTTACCACAATAAATAACACACTTAAAAGAAAAAAAGAAAGAGAAATATAAACTATGGCTGATTTTACAATTGATAACTTTACCCAACCGCTTGCCGTTAATAATGGAGCTGATCCACACTCATTATCTCTCAAACAGTTTGCTAATGAGATTCTGGCATCCTATTTTGCAAAGGTGCGAGTCTCTGACAAAATCAAACTCAAAACAATCACACACGGTAAATCTGCACAGTTCCCTTTGACAGGTCGCGCCACTGCGGATTACTTTGATACAAAGATTGCCTCTTCTGCGCTTTGTTCCGAGGAATCATAGCTTTCTCTGCGTCTTTATATGAGGGAGGTCGAATATTTTCAGGTGAAAATATTCTTCGTCCCGATAACCGTAAGCCTGTCTTATCAGCCAT